CCCCGCGTGGGGGGGGGGGGGGGGGGCGGCGCCCCCCGACGCTGGCCGCCTTCGCTTTGGGGGCCTGACCTACCGCGGCGAGGACCTGCGCCCGATACTTCGCCGGGAGATCCTCGAGCCGCATGCTCGTGACGGTACAGGATGCCTGTGCCAGGACTACGCGGCCTCGAGCTCGAGTGCGCGCTCGAGGCGGCGGAGGAACTCGGCGTCGCGCCGATCGGCCGCCTTGACGGCGTCGGCCGCCCAGCCGAGGTCGCTCTCGCGCGGCCGGCGGATGCGCACCTCGTCGATCGTCGGCGGCATGAGCCGCCCGGCCGTACCGACAGGGTCGATGTGCTCGTGGTCTCGATTGCAGCCGGCGCAGGTCCGCTGGAGCGGCGAGAGGATCGCGAGGAACCGCTCGTAAACCTCGGCTTCGGTGTCGCCGGGAACGAGCGCGACGCGGGTGCCGTAGAACACGAGCCAGCTCTGGCGCTCCTCGTCGTCGCTCAGACCGTTCCGCTTCATGGGTTCAGTGTACCTGAACGGTGCTCCCGGGCGAAGCGTTCAGAGCGTCCCGGCAGGCGCGTCGATCACGGGCCGCGCTGCGATCTCCTCCGGCGTTTCCGCCATCCGCATCAGAGCCGAGACGCCAACGATCAACAGCGGGATCGTCGCCGTGCACGCGATCAGCAGCCACATAAGGGCATGCGACGTGACGGAGCCGTTGAGCTGCTGGATCTGGACCGCGGACACGTCGAACGACTTGCGAATCTGATCGTCCGCGTTCATTTTCTGTGTCACGGTCGTGGCGGCTGCGGCGATCCAGGCGCCGAGCGCCACAAGCGCGCTGAGTTGCAAGGCTGGGGCAGGTCGACTCATAGGGCCAGATCATGCCGTGCGGCCGGACGGTGGGCAACTGGCGGTTGGCCGACGTCCAGCGATCAGGAACTGGTGGACGTCGCGTCACTGCCGCGGGAGCAGCTCGGCGGCGATCGCCGTGAGACCCAGGCTGTGCTTGTGCAGCGCCTCGGCCGTCGAGGCGAGATGCTTCGCCGCCCAGGTCGGGTCCGACTGCCAGGCCCTCACCAGTCCGACGAGCGTGCCGATCCGACGCGCACCTGACAGGCGGGTGAACTCGGTGACGCTGACACCGCTCGCCTCCTCGAACGCCACCAGATCAGCGCGGAGATCAGCGACGGTCTGAGCCAGCGCGACGTCGCTGGTCGCTCCTGCGCCGTCGCGTTTGCCGCGTTCGTAGCCGTGCTGCTCCCCCGCCTCTCGCGCACGGACCAGAGCGTTCGCACCGGCGCCGGACGCGCCGCGCATGATTCCGACAGTCGTCGCCCATTCGAGCGGCGCGGCGTCGTGCTTCGCCGCCTTCACCACGACCGCGACCTTGCCCTCGTTGACCGCGAGGAGACCCCATCCGGTCGGGAGCGTCTCGCGCACCCTGTCGGCGATCTTCACCGGCACAGCGACATGGAACCGGTCCGCGTGGTTCCACCAGAAATCGGCCTTCTCGGGATTGTTGACCTCGCGCATCCAGTCGGACACCGACACCTTGATCTCGATGGCGTCGAGCTCGTAGCCGCGGCTCTTCCACAGCGACACGACGAGGGTGTCGATCTTGCGGCCCATCCGCATCGCGTCCTCGGCGCACTCGTGTAGCACGAGGTACTCGGACGGCTTCCAGTGCCGCTCGAGCGCGTCGCGAATCTCCGCCGCGTTCATGCGAAGAGGCTCGCCTGGCCCATGGCGTCGATGAGCCGGCACGCGTAGTACGTGACCGCCGGCCTGGCGTCGCGGAGGTCGGCGATCGACGCCGCGCGCCCGGCCCGCATGTGCATGTCGGCGCGGAGCAGCGCGTCGGCGTCCGCTTCGGTCACATGGCGCGCGCGGCAGACGCGCCGGGCCATCTCGTCACCGCTCATGTGCTCGACGCCGTACTCGACAACCATCGACTCAGTCGGCCGAGTCCATCGGACGGTTCGGCACCGCGGCGAGCGCGCTGGTGCCGTGCACGTCGAGCGGCTCGAAGCCGACCATGAAGTGGTCGCGCAGCGCGGGCGCTTCGGCGGGCGAGCACGCGATCTCCATCGACCCGGACCCGTCCTCCGCTTGGAGGGTCACGATCGTTGCCGGGACGAGCTGCTCCGACATCGCGGACTCGCGGGCGCCGGTAGCAAGGCTCGCGACGATCATCTTCCTGGGTTCCATCATCTACTCCTCATCGGATCGCTTCCATCAGATCGTCACTCGCGCGCCAGCCGTCTATGAGGCCGAGAGTGCGGAGTTTCGACACGTCGTTTCGGATCGTGGACAGGGCCGGGTCGTGGCCGGTGACCGCGCACACGTCCTGCTTCGTCAGTTCCGCGGGGTAGGCGTCGACGAGGACGCGCAGCACCTTGCGCGGCCCCTCCCCCACCTCGCCGAGCCAGTAGTCGTACAGGGCCGGACCGTTCGGGAGTTGCTCGAGCTCGCGGTCGGCGGCGAACGCCACGCCCGTGTCGGTGAGTCGCCACGGCTCGCCTTGTTCCATGAGCCCGGCGGTGCGGAGGCGTGACGCGATGTTGCGGATCGTCGACTTGCGCGGGCTGTAGCCGGCTATCGCCGCGACCCACCCCTTCGGCGCGCCGCCCGGGTAGCGCGCGAGCACTGTGAGTACCCGCAGCTCCGGCTGGCCGAGCCCTTCGACCGCTACCACGCCGGCGACGGAAGACGCTCGAGCCGAGGGCGGCCGCGGCGGAGTCGCGCGCGGCGCGGCCGCCCCGGGGACCGTCGGCGTCACCTTTGAGAGCGCGTCCAGTTCGGCGACAAGCGCAGAGAGCTCGAACCGGTCGTGCTCCAGTTGCGCGATCGCACGATCAACGAGCGCGAGCGCGACATCGCCGTTCTTGATCGCACGCGCGGGAACGGTCGGAACCTCGATCACGGTCGGCTCAGGCGCGACGTCGGACGTATCGGCTTGCGCGGCGGTAAGCGCCTTCTCAAGCTCCCGGATGCGCGCCTGCAGTTTCTTCGGGTCCTCTCGCTCGGCCCGTTCGATCGTCTCCGCCATCGCCGCGGTCAGACGGCCAAGATCCACCTTCGCGAGCACGCGCGGATCGCGGCGCTTCTCCCCCGCCTTCGGTGTCGCGCCACTATCGAACGTCGTCACCTTGCGGAACCGGGCCCGGGTGAGGGTGTCAAGCCATGACGGCGACCACACCCACGCCTCACCAACCTGCAGCGACGCGAGGCTGTCGATCACCTCCCGCAACTGTGCGGTCGGCGCGTTGCCTTTCACCCAGTCGCTGATGACCTCCTTGTCCTGCGGGGCGGTCGTCTGCAACGCGACGAGCACCTCGATCTGCGTGAGGACGTTCTTGTTCAGCGACGCGGAGCGTTGCGAGATCATCGTGCAGCCGATACCGCGCCCGCCGCCTCGTTTCACGAGCGTCTCGAACGCGCCGAGCTGACGGTGCGTCGAGTCGCCTTTGACTGTCTGCGGTGCGAACTCCTCCGCCTCGTCGATGACGACCATGACGACGTCGTGCTGGTGTGCCTTCGCCCGGTAGAGCTGCTCGGCAAAATCGGTCGTGAACCTGACCTGCGCGGCCTTCGACGGGAAGTCGGACAGGTCGAGGATCAGTGCGATCGGCTGCGACGCGACGAGATTCGCGATGACCTTGCCGGCGGTCTCCTCGAGTGGCAGATGGCCGCGTGGGCCGCCGAGCACGATGACCTGCTTGCCGGGCCCGTCACCTTTCTCGTTCGAGAGCAGCCCCCACCAGTCGCCCTTCGGGTCCAACACGACGACCGGGAGGCCGGCGTCGATCATCTCCTCGACGAGGACCTTCGCCGCGTTGGTCTTGCCCGCACGTTTGCGGGCGAGGATCCCGATGGTCTGTGTAACCGCGTCCTCGGGGAACTCGAGCCCCGGGCCGAGCTTGAGCATCAGCCAACCAGCTCCAGCAGCGCGCGCGCGTCGCGCTGCGCCTGGTAGAAGCGGTCGAGCTCCGCGCCGAACAGTCGCGCCGGCGGACGCGCGGTCGCGAGCGCGCGGAGGAGCGGGTAGCCGTTCACTTGCCGGTCGCGGCGTCAGTGCCGGGCAGCGCCGGCAGCGTCGGCAGGTACACCTCGAGCGCCTTCTCGATCAGGAACGCGGGCGCGAGCATCCGGCTCTCTGCTTCGGCCTTGAGCTGCTCGGCGACCGGCGTCGCGATGGACGCGTGGATCGCCGTCTTTGTGTTCGATGCGGGCTGGACCATGGTCAGGGCTCCTCTACTACTTCGGGCAGGTACACCATTTCGCCGGTCGCGCGGTCACGGCCGTTGAGCCGGAACCAGCGGCCGCGATTCTCGATGCGGCGAAACGAGCGCGGCGCGTTGCGGAACGCGACGACGACCTCGCTGGTGCTTTCGATCAGCACCAGGTGGTCGCGTTGCAGCAACGGCTCCGCGTACATCAGGTGACGCCGACTCGGCGCGGGCGCTGGGGCCGCTCTCACCTCGCGGCGTCGTGCCTTCGCTCGCTTGCTCGCGGTCGTCACGACGAGCGCATCGGCATGAACGCGCCGTGCATCTCCAGGTCGGGATCGTGGTTCGACACCTTGAACAGCACCGGCCGGTCCGGCCCGCAGAACGTCCAGTCGAGGATCGGATCCTCACCGGTCGGGAGACGCAACGACCCGAGCCGCTTCATCACATGCGCGCCGAACGTGCCGCCGTCGATGTCGCCGACGTCGTGTTCGAGGATCCGCTCCCAGGTCGGGAACACGCCCTCGTCGTACAACGGCAACACCAGCTCGGAGTCCGCAACCTTCAGTGTCAGCTCGCCGGCGTTCGTGAGTGCGCTCGTACCCTTCTTCGACTTCTCGTCGCTCTCGCCTTCGTCGGCAGCCTCGACGGGCGCCGGCATGCGGAACCCGTAGAGGTCGAGCTGCTCGACGTTCATCAGCACCTCGCGGGCGCCGAGCTCGCGGTGGGGGCCGACGACGCCGTGCGCTTCGAGCTCGCCCATGATCCGCTGCGCCCGATGGAACGAGATCCGCAGCCGACGTTGCAGCATCGACACCGCACCCAGGTCGGTCGCGACGACCAACTGTGCGGCGGCGGCGATGAGCGGATCCTCGAGCTCCCCGACCGCCTCCGCGAGCTTCGCCCACTCCGAGATCGGGATCTCCGGGCCGTCGTTGATCGAGATGGTCATCTCCAACTCGTCGGCGTCGTCCGCGTCCGGATGCCCACACACGAGGTCACAGGGGATTTCCTTCACGCCCTGCAACAGGGCGCCCATGAGGCGGAGCGAGTCGCGATGCACGAGCGCATGCCACTCCCCCCGCCCGGTCTCATGATCAAGGCGCGCTTCGCGGCCGATGACCAACTCCTGCACGAGGAGCAGGTAACTGTCGGTCGAGATGATCTGCAGCCGGTCCTCGTCCGCGATCATCTCCACGCAGCACAACACCGGTCGGAACTCGTCCGAGCTGGCGATCGTCGACGCGTTCGACAGCGCCGCGTTCAGCGCCTTCGGGTTCGTGATCGTCGACCACGGCGGCGAGACAACGTCAGTCGGCGGCATGCTGGTTCACCACTTCCACTCGGTCGGCTCCGATCGTGAGCTGCAACGACGGCTGCGCGTCTCTGCTCACGATCACAACCTTGGGTTCGGTCGTCGTGAACCAGGGGAAGGGATGGCCGTCGATCTCGATGCCGAACGCGCGGCCTTTGCGCGTCACCACGATCGTCCGCGCGAGGACGGGCTCCGAGACAAAGACGTGTCCATCGAGTCGACGCCAGACCTCGATCTCATCGACCACCTCCGCCACGAGTGCCGCGAGAGACCCGGGTTCGGGTTCGCCTGCGTTCTCGCGTGCGGTCGCCAGCCAGGTCTTGATCGGCGCGAGGTCGATCCCGTCGTTCTTCGGGGTGCTCACGAGGTTCAGTATGCCTGCACCCTGAGACAACATCGTCAGGTCACGCGGCCTGCAAAAACCATGCTCTCTCGAACATGCGGCCGGCTTCGCTGATCTTCCAGTCGCCCGCGAGCATCCGTGCGAGGTCGATCGGGTCGAGACCTTGCTCGAGGCCGGCGACGTAGGTGTCGCGGTCGATGCCCGGGTTGTCGGACAAGAACGCGGGGATGAACACCCGATTGGGATTCTCGGTCAGCCGGTCGAGCCCAATCTGGAAGCGGGCCTTCACCCACGGCACGCCGGGCCCGATCGGGTTCGTCCCCGACCTGGTGCGCAACGGCACGTCGGCGAGCGTGAGCCCGCAGCTCGGGCATGCCTTGAGTCCCGCCCGGCCCTTCGCTGGGCGGCGGACGCGCGCGAACCCGATGTACTGGTACGGGCGGGCAGTCATCCAGCCGGTCAGCTCGTCGAACCCGACGTACTGGTAGGCGTGCGACGCGAACTTGAGCCGGTCGGCGTCGCGGTCGGCGTGTCCGAACTTGAGGATCGCGCCCGACGGGAACTCCCACACGTTCGACCCGAAAATCGAGTGCGCCGCATGCCAGATCGCGTCGGTGCCGGCGAGCCACTCCTCCGACCTGGGGATCAGACCCTCGGCGCCGGTGAGTTGGGGGGCCGTCTGGCGCATGAGCAGGGCGGCGTAACCGGGCACGCACACGTATTGCAGGGCCGCGTCGAGGAGATAATCCGACTTGCCCGATCCCGCGCTCCCGCCATAGAGCAGCTCGCGGACACGGTTCGCGTAGCCCGACAGCGCGGCCGACTGCTTCGCCGAGCGCGGGTAGTCGGGCCGGTATTTCGTGCCGCACGGGTCACGCGGTCTGAACTCGTCGAGCGTCGCGCGCGCCGCGCGCCGCGCCTCGATGGGTAGGACGAGCGCGGTCATGCCGGCTGCAGCGTGCCGATCCGGTCGAGGAGCGCGAGCCGGGCGCCAGTCTCGTCCGGACAGCGCATCGCGAGTCGTCCGCCGGCGCCGTAGATCACGAGATCGCAGCTCCCGTCGTCGTGCGGGTCGAGCATGAACGCGTCGATGCGTTCGCCGTGGCCGGAAGTCGTGTCCAACGCACCGAAGCCTTCCCCGCATCGCGCGCGCCGTCAGGACCGACGTCGTCGTCGTGGATGCCGAATCTGGTACAGGATGGCTGCACCGGACAAGGTTGTCAACGGGCAACACGCGTACGGCTGTGGCGCGACGCGCAACATCCCGAGCACCCGAGGCGGGAGGTAAAGCCTGCCAGGGCGACTCGGGATGTTGCTTCCGTGCGACGCGGCGAGGGACGCTACGCCGCCGGGCGCCAGGATCCTCGCGGACCGCAGCGCGACGACAACGCTACACGGCGGGTGTGCCCGAGATCACCGAGGTGCGAGCTCGGCCGAGTGGCGGCCATCGGCGCACGGCATCGCGCCGGTCGCAACGTGCACGCGGGGCGCGCCGGGTCGGATTGTCGGCTGATCGCACCACGCACACCGCTCGTGCGTCTCGACGGTCGCGGTCATGACGCCCTCCGGGCCATCTTCGCTGCAGCCGCGTTCAGGAACACGCTCGGGTCGGTGATCTCCCAGGCGTTCGCGTCGCGGTAGCCGGGGAGGTTCGAGATCGCGCGCTGCTCGAGCGCGCGGCAGAACGCGAACGCCTCGCTCTTGGGCCAGTCCGGCGTCTCGCACGCCTGGTACTCGAAGCACGAGATCGCCTTGAGGACGACAACCGGGTCCGGGGTGCCCTGCAGCTCGCGGTAGATGTACGGCTCTTCGATCTCGGTCTCGTCGTAGCGGAAGTCGACCGAGCGCCGGTTCTCGGCCATGAGCATCGCGCCCACCTGGCCGGCCCTGTCTCGGGTGAGTTCCCGCATCGAGTCCCGGTAGACCTTGGACGCCGCCGGGCCCCACGGTTCGCCCGGCTCGAAGGCGCGGGCGTAGTCGGGGTGGTCCTCGATGTTGACGGTCCAGCGGATCGGGCCCTCGTGACGATGGGGCATCCCCCACACGACGCCCGCGGTGAGCAGCGCGTCGATGTGGACCTTGCCGACCTCGAATGCACTCATAGCAACCTCCCTTGCGTATCCCCCGTCCCTCGGGGGTATAGGGAGACTATACCACAAGGCTGTCCGGTTGGCAATCAGGAAGACGGGACCACCTCCGGCTCCGAAGCGCGCACGCCACCGAAGCTGCAGTGCATCTCGCCTTTGTCGAGGATCCCGCCACACTGGTCGCACACCACTCCCGGCCGTCCGTCACCCGGGCCGCGTTCCTTGTCCCGCTCGAACGCGATCCACGACGCGTCACCGTTCAGCCGGTGGTCGGCCTGCTCGCCCGTCGCGAGCGCCGAGATCATCGTGCGGCGTTCCTGGAACGTCAGCGTCCGCGACCCGCACAACGAGCAGGCGGGCAGGCCGTCGACGACGATCACCCGGCCGTGCATGGAACGGAAATGGCGGATGACGTCATCGACGGCCTCGAGGATCGTCGCTTCCGGGACCGCGGCCCGCCGGCGGCGGGCGAGCTCGGGCATCACCTGGAGCAGGCTCTCGCGCAGCTTGTCGACTTCGGTATCGGGAATGCTCATCGGTTACCTCGTCCCTCGGGGTCTAGGCAGACTATACCGCGAGGGTGTGCCCGGAACGCGAGACGACCGCCCCGAAGGACGGCCGCCTCACTGAGAGCCCTCTTCTTCGTCAGACCGTGAGCTGTGCGCCCACCGCGGCGCCCGGGTTGACCGTCACCGCGACCGGGAGAACTGCCTGCCACGGTGTGCCGTCAACCTCGACGAGCGGGTTGCCCGACGCGTCCGCGAGGCGAACCGCGACGTTCGCGACGCCTTCACCGACGACGGTGATCGCACCCGAGGTCGGGTCGATCGTGAGTGCGGCTTCGTTGTCGGAGCTGAACGTGGCGACCGCGACGTCAGGCTTCGGGGCGTTGGTGTCGCCCTTGTCGTCGACGTACGCGAGGTTGGCTTGGGCGTTGACGGTATCGACCGTCAGGGTGGCTGTGCTCATGGGTGGTGCTTCTCCTACGGTCAGAACGGCCTTGGTGGCCGGCGGGCGGGCTTCTCCGAGCAGAACCGTCAACGGCTTGCCGTCGAAGTGGTGGTGCACGTGCACGTGGATCTCGATCGCCGGGCGTTCGGGTCCATCGATGTCGGGCACGTCTGCGACCATACGCTCGTGCTGAGACAGGATAAGTGAACCCGATCAGACGACTTCGGCGCACGCTTCGGCCAGGGTGCGCCGAAGTCGCGAGCCGGCCATGTCGCCGAGCCGGTTCACTGCGATCACACCGTCGATCATGTCCGCGACAACATCAGCGAGGGGCCGGCCGTGCAGTTTCACCGCGACGACCGCTGTGCCGTTCGACTGGCGGCGGATCGTCCGGTTCACGCCCGGTTGGCGTGGTGGGCTACGGAAGGCGGGCACCTCGAGCTCCGCAGCGCGGATTGCCATGCCGATCCGGCGCGCGAGCTCTGCGAACTGCACCGACGGCACCTCGTTCCCGAGCGGCATCGCCGCGGTCATCGGAACGCCAGCAGGTACACGACACCTGCGCTCAGGACCCACATTGCGAGGCCGATCAGCGTGCCGATGATGCAGCCGCGCGCGGGGGCGAGCGGGTCGACGTCGTCGCCCATCACTGCCCCCACGTCCAGAGCCCTTGCTTGCCCTTCGCGGGGATCGGCTCGTCGAACTTCACGACCTCATCGAGCAACAGGGCGAACCGGCCCGGAGCGAAGTCACCGAACGGACGCTCGCGCGTGCAGACCGTCAGGCAGTTGTGATTCTGCGAAAAGCCGTGGGTGCACGCGTCGTCCATCGCGCCGCCGAGCCCGTAGTGATTCGACAACGTGGGACAGTCGCTCCACCCGATCTCCGCGGTCGGTACTACGTCGATGAGCTTGCACGTCCCCAGCACCGCACCAAGACGGAGGATGTGGATTCGCGACGTGTTGCGCAGATGCAACTCGGGCGTAATGCACGGGCCGAATCGACCCGAGTGCCACTCCCCCAAGTGCTGCTGCTCGACGTGAGCGTCTGTCTTCGCCGCGTGGATTGCGATGGTCTGGCCGATCGCACTCCGCCACGGATGCTCCCGCCCGCGCGTCTCGATCGTCTTCACGCCCTCCACGATCAGAGATGCCCACGGTTGCCAGAGCGTGATCGTCTTCATAGCTGAACCGGTACGGCATGGAGCGCGTCG